TTAGAAGAGATCCAAATTATGGAAGCTACTGCCTTGAAAGAATTAAATAAGGAAAGTAAATAATATGGCAGATACAGTAACAGTAGTTGGTATACAATTTGAAACTTTTAAAGATGCTAAAGTTAAGAAAGCATTTAGACAGTTAGGAAGAGAAGTTGGCAGTTTAAAAAAGAATTTTGGTAGTTTAAGCAGTAAACAATTACGACAAGTAAAAACACAACTATTAGCTGTTAACCAAGCAACTGGAACCAGTATTAATAGCATGCAACAGCAAAAGATTGCTTTGCAAGGTTTGCGTAATATGGCAGATATTACTGGAAAAGAATTTAAAGAACTTACAAGAGATATAGCTTTATTAGATCAAAAAATGAAACAAGCATCTTCTGGCGGTGGTGCTGGTGGATTAAAAGGTAGATTAAAAGGTTTTGCAAAAGGTGCTGGAGCTATTGCTGCTGGTGGTATTTTTGGAGGACCAGAAGGTGCTATTGGTGGTGCTATTGGTCTTAGCATGGGTGGCCCTGCTGGTGCTGCTGTTGGTGCTGCTGTTGGTGCGCAAGTTGGTATGGTGCGCCAGCAAATAACAGGTTTAGCTGAATACTCTGCTGCGCTTGGTTTACAGAGGAAAGCACTTAAATTGGTTATTAATGATACAGAACAATTTAATAAATCACAAAAGTTTCTATTACAAACATCAAGAGAATTAGCAATTCCACAGGATGTCATTACAAGACAATTTACGTCTTTAACAGCTTCTGTTGTTGGTGCTGGACAATCAGTATCTGATGCAGAAGAGGTATTCGCTGCGATTGCTGCTGGTATTAGAGGTACAGGTGGAAATCTTGAGGACATGAAAGCGGCTATGCGAGCGACTAGCCAGGTGTTCTCAAAAGGCAAGGTAAGCGCCGAAGAATTGAGACAACAATTGGGTGAAAGGCTCCCTGGCGCGTTTACTTTATTTGCTGAATCTATGGATAAGACCCCAGCAGAATTAGATAAAGCATTAGAGCAAGGTAAAGTCACTCTTGATGACTTTATGAAGTTTGCAGATAAATTATTTGCAACTTATGGTGAAAATGCAAAAATTCTTGCAAAAGGCCCAGAAGCTGCTGGAGATAGATTAAAAACAGCAGTATCTGAATTGAAAGATGCTATTGGTAAAAGTATTATTCCAATTGGTGCTGCTTTGCAACAGTCATTCTCTGAAATTGTTGAAGCTATAGGTAATTCTGATGGCGCATTAAAAGCTATAACTATAACTTTTAAAACATTAGGAGTAGCTGTTTTAGCGACAGTTGAGCTTATAAGATTTACAACACGAAGCTTAATAGATCTCACGGCTATATTAGGTAATTTAGCAATGGGTAATTTTAAAAAAGCTTTTGAAATTGCACAAAAAGGTATCAAAGATACATCTGAACAAGCTAAAAAGAATTTTAAAAAAATATTTGACACATATAAAATTCCAACTACTCCAGAAGGTACAGTAGAAGGAACAGAAGATGGTACTACTACAGGAACTGAAACAGATGATGGAGACAAAGAGCTAGGTGGTATTGCGCAAGGCGCACAAAAATATTTTGATACAATAAAGAGTTTTGCAGAAGAAACTGGTGATGCAGTATCAAAAGCATTTCAAGGAATGGAAGATGCCCTTGTTAAATTTGTAATGACAGGTAAGCTTAACTTCGCAGATTTAACAAGATCAATATTGGCTGATATGGCAAGAATAGTTATACGTCAAACAATAATGAAACCTATTATGGGTCTTTTCCCATTTTTGAATAACGCTAACGGTAATGCTTTTGCTAAAAATGGAATCGTGCCATATCGCAAAGGAGGAGTTGTTAACTCACCAACAATGTTCCAATATGGAGGATCTCAACTTGGCATCATGGGAGAAGCTGGCCCTGAAGCAATTATGCCGCTGAAACGTGGTCGTGGTGGAAAGCTTGGCGTTATTGCTCAAGGTGGCGGCGGTGGTAACATTACTGTTAATGTTGATGCTTCTGGTAGTTCGGTTCAAGGCGATGATGCACAAGCAAAACAACTTGGTCAATTGATAGGAATAGCAGTACAATCAGAAATAATTGAGCAACAAAGACCAGGAGGATTACTAGCATAATGGCAACATTTCCTTCAATAGAACCAAGTTATTCATTATCAAAAAAATCAAAGCCAAATATAAGAACAATAAAATTTGCTGATGGATTTGAAAAACGTATTACTTTTGGATTATCAACAAACCAGAACCCTAAAATTTATAGTTTACAGTGGCTTAATATTACTGAATTAGAAGCTGATCAAATAGAAAGTTTTCTTGATTCTAGAGTTGTAGATGGTGAAAGTTTTACATATTCACCTCCAAATGAAGGATTTGTAAAAACAGGAACATATAGCCAATCATCAACTGTTGTCACAATAACTATTGCTAATCATGGTCTTGGATTAGGTGATTTAGTAACCATTGATTATACTTCTGGATCAGCAATAGATGGTAGTTTCTTAGTTGCTACTACTGCTGATGCAAATGTATTTACAGTCAATGCTGCTAGTGGTGCATCAACTACAGGTAATGTCACAGTAACCTTGTCAGGTGCAAAGCAATTTAAATGCGATGAGTGGACAAAGACTATGAATTATGGCAATTTAGCTGATATAAAAGCAACATTTATCCAAGTTTTTGAACCATGAGTACAGCACTTGTTGTTAGTGATTTACAAAATATAAATCCATCATCAATTATTGAACTTTTTACATTACAACTAAAAAATTCATTGCATGGATCTAATTCAATTTATCGTTTTCATAATGGAACAAGTCTAAATAATAATGGTGAAATATTTTGGCAAGGAAACTCATATCAAAGATTTCCAATACAAGCTAACGGTTTTGCTTTTCAAAGAGGTAAGTTACCTAGACCTAAAATTACGATAAGTAATGCTACAGGTTTTATGTCATCTATTCTTAATACTATTAATGCTATAAATCCTGGTAACGATCTTACTGGTGCAACAGTGACAAGAATAAGAACATTAGCAAAATTTATTGATGCTGCTAATTTTACAGGAGGAGTAAATATATTTGGTACTCCAGATCCTAATTCGGAATTTCCAAAAGAAATTTATTTTGTTGATCGAAAAGCAACAGAAAATAGAAATATTGTTGAATTTGAGCTTGCAGCAGTGTTTGATCTTGCCGGTGTTCGCGCTCCTAAACGTGCTTGTACAAGAGAAATATTTCCATCAATAGGAACTTTTGTTCAATGACTTGGCAAGATGATGCATTAACTCATGCTAAAAATGAGGTTCCAAGAGAATCAGTCGGATTGTTATTAAATATTAGGGGAAAAGAAAAATATTTTCCTTGTAGAAATTTATCTTTAACAGATCATCAATGTTTTATTCTTGATCCAGAAGATTATGTAAAAGCAGATAATCTTGGAACAGTTACTGCTGTTGTTCATAGTCATCCAATTAATCCTCCAACACCAAGTCAAGCAGATCTCATAGGTTGCGAGCAAAGCGGATTAGAATGGCACATTGTAAATCCATCAACTGAAAAGTGGGGTTATTGCAAACCTACAGGATATAAACCTCCTTTGTTAGGTAGGCAATGGGTATGGGGGATTACTGATTGTTGGAGCTTAGTTCGAGATTGGTATAAAGAAAATAGGGGTATTGTTTTAAAAGATTATGACAGACCTGTTACTCCAGAAGAATTTTATAAAAACCCACTTTTTGAATACTATGCCGAAGAAACAGGTTTTAGAGAACTTAAGTACGATGAGAGGTTGAAAGATGGTGATGTTTTATTGATGTCTATATTAGGACCAACACTAAATCATGTTGCTTTATTTTTTGATGGGGAGGTAATTCATCATTTAACCGATAGACTATCTTGTAAGGAGCCATATTCTGAATGGTTATTCAAAAGCACTGGTAAGAGGTATCGTTATGAATCGTAAAATTAAGTTATATGGAAAACTAGCCAAATTTGTTGGAGCTAAAGAATTTGATGTTGAATTAAATAGTGTTAGAGATGCTGTAAGTTTTTTAGTTAATAATTTTGAAGGTATAGAAAAACATATGAATCCACAATATTATCAAGTAAAAATTGGTAAATATGCAATAGATAAAGAGGAATTAGATTATCCTTTATCTGATAAAGATATACACTTTGTTCCAGTAGTTGCTGGTAGGGGTAATTTTGGGAAAATTTTATTAGGTGGACTTTTAATAGCAATGTCTTTCGGTGTGGGTGGGTTTTTTGGAGGATTAGGCAGTACAGGAGTTATGGGAGGATCAGCTACAGTTTTTGGTGCAAAAATTGCTTTTGGTGTTGGTGCTTCCTTAGTTTTAAGTGGCGTATCTAATTTATTGTTTCCACTTCAAGAACCAGAAATGCCAGAAGACGATCCAAGAATATCATTTCGTTTTTCCGGACTGCAAAATACTAGCCGTGCCGGCACTGCAATACCTTTAGTCTATGGTGAAGTTATGACAGGTTCTGTTATTATTTCAGCAGGTATCGACACAGATCAGGTATCAGTATGACGAAGAAAATACAAGGTTCTGGTGGAGGTGGTAGTCGAAATCGAACACCACAACGTGCGCCTGATACTTTAAATTCTAGACAATTTGCAAGTATATTAGATTTATTATCCGAGGGGGAAATAGAAGGATTTTCTACCGCCTCTAAAGCTGGATTAACATTTGGAACTGCTCCATATTTATATGCAAGTTTAAAAGATGTATTTTTAGATGACACACCTGTTTTAAAAGAAACTGCAAGTAATACTGCTCCTCAACCAAATGATTTTAATTTTAGTAATGTAAGATTTGATTTTAGAACAGGTACAGCTACACAAGGTATTATACCTGGTATTTCTAGCAGTAGTAGCGTAACCCAAGTTAATACTGTAGTTACTGTTGCGAATGACTATGATAAGACAATTACTAAGCAACAAAATCAGAACATAGATGCTATAAAAGTTGTTATATCTTTTGATCAAATACAGCTATTAAAAGAAAACGGAGATATTGAAGGTTCTTCTGTTCAATTGAAAATAAAAGCTGGATATAATAATGGCGCACAAACAACAGTTATTGATGATACAGTCACAGGTAGAACCGCTGATCCATATCAAAAAGAATATCGTTTTAATGTTGATAAAACTGTATTTAATTCAACTGGAGACACATTACAACTAACTGTAGAAAGAGTTACTTCTGATACGACAGCAGAACATACTGCTGGAACATTAAATGATACTATGCGTGTTCTTAACTATGAGGAAGTAGTTGATGATTCAAATACTTATCCAAATTGTGCATACTCTTTATTAAGATTAGATTCAGAACAGTTTTCAAATATACCTAAACGAGTTTTTAAAATTCGTGGTATTAAAGTAAGAATACCAGGTGCAGGTGCAAATAATTCTGGTACGCCTCAAGTAGTAAAAAACCAAGCAGAAGCAACTGCTTTAGGATTAGGAACTGTTAGTAGTTTTGGTTTTATACATTACCCAGCAGGTTATATCTTTAACGGAACAATGCAAGCTGCAACATGGACAACTTGCCCTGCAATGATACTTTTAGATGTTTTAACTAGCGAAAGGTATGGTTTTGGTACTCATCTTGCGCCTAATTTTGATAGTTTAAATCCTAGTGATGTCGATTTATATGAGAATGTAGATTTATTTAGTTTAGTTGCTGCTAGTAAATATGCAAACGCACTTGTAAGTGATTTGTCTACAAGTACTGGTGCTGTAAAAGAACCAAGGTTTGCTTGCAATGTAAACATTCAAGCCACTAAAGAAGCATTTGATCTTATTAATGAATTATCAGGAATAATGAGATGTTTTCCGATTTGGCAAACAGGAAATTTAACAATTACACAAGATAGACCAACAGATTCAAGTTATTTATTTAGTTTGGCAAATGTATCCGAGGAAGGATTTAGTTATACAGGGTCTAGTTTAAAACAACGCCACTCAATGATTCATGTTAGTTATTTCAATATGGATACTAAAGAAATTGATACTGAAGTTGTACAGGATCAAGCAGCAATAAATAAAATTGGTATAGTAACAAAACAAATTAGAGCTTTTGGTACAACATCTAGGGGGCAAGCAATAAGACTTGGTAAGGCAATTCTATTTAGCGAACAACAAGAATCTGAAATTGTTACTTTTGAAACTTCTATAGAAGCTGGGGTTCTTGTAAGGCCAGGTAATGTTATATCTGTTAATGATCCTGTTAGGAGTGGACACAGAAGATCAGGAAGAATCAAGGCTGCAACAACGACACAGATAACTGTAGATTCAATTGAAAGTTTAAGTAATTTATCTGGGGCTACAACTGCATTTATAATAATGCCAAATGGATCTGTTGAAGAAAAAACCTGTACTGTTGTTGGTGACAAAATAAATTTAACAAGTGCTTTAAGTGGAGTACCAAATGTAAATAGCGTGTGGATGCTTAGTACAGCAGCTTTAGAACCACAAACATTTAGAGTTATTACTGTTGAAGAGAAAGATGAATTGCTTTATACCATTACTGCCTTGAGATATTTAAAAGGTAAGTATAACAATATTGATACAGGTGCAGCTTTGCAACCTAAAAATATATCTTTATTAAACCAACCTAAACCACCTCCAACGAATTTAAGAGTAGTTGATAAACAAGGCAAACCCAAAGAAATGATAGTTACTCTGAATGGTTTGGCTGTCAGTAAATTACTAATTACATGGACAGGAGTTTCGGGTGTAAGTCAATATTTAGTTCAATATAGATTTAATAATGGTAATTATATTAATGAGATTGTTTTTAGAACTGATTTTGAAGTTTTAAATACTGAGGCTGGTCTTTATGAGTTTAAAGTTTATTCTTACAATGCAGCTTTAGTATTATCTTCTTCTTCAGCAGATTTAAGTTTTGTTGCTGTTGGTAAGACCGCACCACCTGGTGATGTAGATGGTTTAACAATTGAACCAGTTACTAACAAATTAGTAAGACTAAGATGGCAACCAGCAGTTGATCCTGACGTTTTGCATGGAGGAAGAGTATATGTGCGTCATAGTAGCAAAACAGATGGTTCAGCAAATTTCCAAAACTCTGTAGATTTAATAGAAGCTTTAGCTGGTAACTCCACTGATGCGGTGGTTCCCAGCCTTGAAGGGGAATATATCCTTAAATTCCGTGATGACCAAGGTAATTTTAGTGAGGGTGAAAATTCTGTTATTTACGATTTACCTGATTTAATAGATTCGCAACAAATACTAACTGATAGAGAAGATACTGATCCATCCCCTTTTGCTGGAACAAAAGTAAATACACAAATAGTTGGTGGAGGGCTTCAAATTGCAAATCCAGCAAGTAGTCTAACTGGCACTTATGATTTTGCTGTAATTTTAGATTGTTTAGGTGTCTTTTCTTTAAATTTACGAAGAATTATACAAAGTATTGGATTCGCATCAGGTGGTCAAACCATTAATGCTTCTTATGTAAGAACAACGGCTACTATCGCAGGTCAAACTCAAACTGTTATACAAGTAACTACTTTGGATAATGATAATAGTGGTAGTCTTGATCCACATGGAAGATCCGTTGGAGACTATGTGAATTTTGTTGCTACAACAGGAGGAGCTACAAGTGGTGCATTTGAAATTGTTGCTGTTCCTAGCGGTACAGTTTTTCAATTTTTAGCTACTGGCAGTGCAATTTCAACTTCTAATTGTACGTTTGCTTTTGTTAATACAATAGATCAGCTTATACCTGCTGGAAGTTTCTGGGATGATTATGCCCCAAATGGTAATTTTGATGGGCCACTTATTAACGATACTAACGCAATAATAAGTGTCGCTACAACTTCTGCTCCTCCTAACGGTAGTTCATATACAGATTCAGATTTTCCCGAAACTGGTGTTGGTGCTATACCTTTTCATACTTTTGCAAACGGAACGTATAAAGGAAGAGGATTTAAATTTAGAGTAACCTTAAAAACAGAAAGTGCTGCTCATAATATTTCTGTTCAACAACTTGGAATTATTGCAGATTTTGAATCTAGAACAGAAAGAAGCTATGTTTCAGGGTTAACAACATCAACAGCACCAATTACATCAACAACAAGTAATACTGGTGGTGATGTAACCTTTGGCAATAAATTTTTTGTCGGAACTGGAAGTTTAGGCGGTGTAAATAGCTTTCCCCCATCTGTAGGAATTACTATTATGGATGCTGATGGCGGTGATTATTTTGTAATAAAAACAAATGCTCAAGGACATTTCTTAAATGCAGCAGGTCAAGACATCACAGGTTTAGGGTTTAATATAAGAATTTATGATGTTAACGATAATTTAATCGCAAAGAAATTTACATTCCAAGCTGTCGGTTATGGCAAAGGGGTGTAATATAGAGAAAAAGATTTTTTAATGTCATTTCAAGTAGGCGATAAAAATATAGCTAACGCTTCTGGTCAAGTTGTAAGACTAGATTTACAAAATACTATAAAAGCTGTAGCAAATAATAATTTTGGACAAATGGCTGATGCTGGGGATATTTTACCTTGTGAGTTTTTAGCAGATGACGGAACAAATAAACTATATATAAGACAATCTACTGGTGGAGAAGAAGCAAAGCAATTACTGGCAAATGGTCAGCCAAACCCTAATGCTGCAACTTTTTACGAAGTAGGAAATTTAGATGAAGATAATTTAGGTTTACTGCCAAAGTCAGGTGGCTCAATGACAGGGCCAATACTTGCTAACGAAGGTAATTCAACTCATGCTGGAGATGCGTCAGCACCATCTTTAGCCTTCAACAATGATCCAGACACTGGAATGTTTAGGCAAGGAAGTGACAGTATTGGTTTTGCTTGCGCCGGACAGGAAAGAGTCAAAATAGATGGAAATGGTCTTCATGTTCTTGGTAACAATAGCAATGCTAGAGCAATACAGATGCTTGATGCTAATAACGACAGAGCTATAGCTGTTAAATGTCCAGACGTTCTTGCTAGTAATTATAATTTGACGTTACCACCTTCTATTGTTTCTGGTGGTTTTTTAGGTACAGATGCAAGCGGTCAATTGAGTTTTCAAATTATAGCTGGCGTTCCAACAGGAGCAGTATTTTGTATGGCAGATAATCAAAATACTGGTACAGGTTATCAAGGAAACGGCATCCCAGATGGTTATTTAGAATGTAGCGGTCAAAGCGTAAATAGAAATACTTATGCAGCGTTATTTGCTGTTATTGGAACAAGATACGGCTCAAATAGTAGTTCAACATTTAATGTTCCAGATCTAAGAGGTGAATTTGTAAGAGGATTTGATAATGGTAGAGGCGCAGATAGTGGTAGGTCAATTGGTTCATTTCAACAACAAGATAATAGAGTTCATGCTCATAGTGCCACCTCAAGTCATGGATCTCAATCAGTTCATGCTCATTCTTATAATATTAGTCATGTTGCACACACTAATGTTTATGCAAAAACTCATCAATTTGCGGATGCAAGAATGAGTTTAATTGATACTACTAACATGGGAAATCCAACTGGTGCTGTTCATGCACAAAACGCAAATTTAGGCGGTATAACCACAACTATAGGTAATGATGGTTC